GAATGGTTTAAAAAGTGGCTCATGGAGATTGACAGATACCAACACGGCTACCTATTCAGACTTAACAACTTACCCTAGTGTACATCATTTTGATAATTGGGAAAGTCCTAACTTTGATTTGAATTGGGGTATGCCTATACTATTTGATTACCCTGCTACTTCAGTAACGAGTGACAACCTATTTACTAGATACCATGAAAGGTTCGTGAAGGAAATGACGGGACGTGATAGTAAGATAGTGGAACTTTACGCAAAGATAAGCGTTAATGATATAAATAGCTTAGACTTTAGTAAGTCGATTATGTGGAACGGAGTACTTTATAGACTTAATCAAATATCTGATTTTGACACTAACATATCGGAATCTACAAAAATAGAATTAATAAAAATAATACAAGCTAACAACCCAGTAACGGGAAGTGTGACATGGACTGAACTCCCAACCGTAGATATTGAGTTTTCTCCTTCAGATACGGGTACAGATGTGGGTGTTGGTTTTGGAGGTATTGAGGACATATTAACTTACAGTGATATATTTTTTGGATAATGGATATTAAAAGAAGACAAGTAATTAAAAGAAGTACGGGAGTTGCAACGATTCCTGTAAGTGCTGACCACAGAAACGGTGATTGGATTGTAACCGACATCTACGAAGGTGAGTTAATGCAAGATATTACCACGGGATTATTATACACGCGTTTAGGTAACGATATACTAGACGCTAATGGAAAACCTTTGACTAAAGATTATCGTGCTTTAATATCGCAAGTAAGTACAACCGCTCCAAGTGTGATAGAGTTTGAAAACACTATAGGCGCAATTGTATGGAGTAGAATTTCAGCAGGTAAATATATGGGTACACTAGTGGGAGCTTTTACCATTAACAAAGTAGAATGTTATTGTGGCACTCCTATGGTTACAGATAGGGTTTACAACTTTTATAGAAAGTCAGCAAATGTTATTGAACTATACACTTATGAAGGGGGTGTGTTAACGGATGCAATTATCGATAATTTATCAATTAAAATAACTATTAACTAATGGCTGAAGAAATAGTTTTTAAGACCACGGTAGACACTGGCAATAGTGTTACTGCAATCAACAATGTGGAGAAAGCTTTAAAAGAAGTTAATGCAACGGTAAAGGTTACCACTACTGATTCAGTTAAAGCATTTGACGAACTTAATAAAAAAGTTGAAAGCGGTGAGCTATCTATAAAACAACTTGCTAGAGCTGTAAAGGAATACGCTACTATTGCAATAATGGCTGGTGAAGACAGTCCAATAGGTCAGGAAGCTATAAGAAGAGCTGGTCAACTTAAGGATAGATTAGCAGATTTAGGAACTCAAATAAACAACAATGCTAGAGATGGGCGAGGTATGCAAACAGCTATCCAAGTCGGTCAAGGGGTTGCTGCTGGTTATGCAGTCGCTCAAGGTGCTATGGCTTTGTTTGGTGCTGAGAATAAAGATTTACAAAAAACTTTAGTAAAACTACAAGGAGCGCAAGCATTGTTAGCAGGAATTGAACAGATACGCGCCACACTTGAAAAGGAAAGTTTAGTAAGAAGCGCAGCTATTAACGCGTGGAATAAGATAAAGATTGCATACACATACACAGAAGCCACAGCTAACGGAGCGGTTACCACTTCTTTAAATATACAAAGGATTGCATGGATGGCTTTACCTATAGTTATGATCATAGCTGGTATAGTTGCATTGGCAGCGGCAATGGGTGCTTTTAGTTCAGATACTGAAACAGCAGCAGAGGGGAATGATAGACTTAATGAGTCACTCGAAAGAATGGGTGAGGCTATAGATTCAACTAATGCTAAATTGATTAAGTCAGGAGAGAATAGATTAAAAATTATTCAATCACAAGGAGCTGATGCAGAGGATGTACACAATCAAGTACTTAAGAATTTGGATAATGAAAACGCTGCTAGAAAGTACTCCATGAAAGGGGAACTAGAATCTATTAAACATAAACAAATAGCTTTAAAGAACGCAAGGGATGAAGAAGATTGGGAGTTAGCTAAAACAATACAAAACGAAATAAGGACATCACAGAAGAAATATAAAGATTTAGCTTTAGCAGCTGAAGATTATAAGACTAATCAAATAGTAGAGAACAACAACTATAATGCTGAACTAGATAAAACAGAGTCAGACGCTACAGATAAGCAAACACAAGCTAGTAAGAAAAGACATTCGGACGCTGAAAAAAGACAGAAAGAAGCTAATGCTAAAAGATTAGAATTACAGCAAACTATTGAAGATTTGTTGATAGCCAATATTGAAGACAATGATTTACGTAGAGTTGCACAGTTAGAGATGCAACAGAAAAGAGAGCGTGAACAACTTGTTTTAAAATTTGGTGAAGATTCAAAACTGCTTAAGGAGTTATCTATTAAACAAGGGACGGAACTAGACGCTTTAAACGATGAGATAACACAAGCGAAAACTGAAAAGCAAGCTGAAGATGATAAGTTATTACTAGACATACAAAACAAAGACAACAAGTCTAGACTAGAAGCTAAACTAATTAACATACGTAATGATTTTGCGTTAGAGCAAGAAGTTAAAAAAGAACTTGCTGACATAGAACTACAACAAGCTTTACTTAATACTGAATTAACGGATGGCGAGATAGAGAAATTAAGGGCAGAACACAAAGCAAAGATTGATGATATAAACAAAGCGAGTGCTGATAAGGAAATAGAAAATCAAAAAACAGTACAAAAAGCTAGTTTAGATATTGCAGACCAAGGATTACAATCTATCCAAAATCTGTCGGATGCGTTTTTCTCAATTAAAAATGCAAACTTAGAGAAAGGTAGTAAAGCAGAACTAGAAAACGCTAAGAAACAATTTAACATAAATAAAGCTTTACAGTTAGGCGGTGCGGTTATCGATGGAGCGAAAGCAGTTACAGCATCTTTGGCTAGTTCACCAGTTGCAATTGGACCAGTTCCCAACCCGGTAGGTATTGCATCTTTGGCTTTAGCAGTATCTTCAAGTGTTGCAACTATTGCGAAAATAGCAAGTACTAAATTTGATGGTGGCGGCTCATCTATTACATCTCCTACAGTTCCTAGTGGTGGTGGTGGTGGCAATGAAGGCGGCGGTGGTGGTTTTGGTTCAGGTTCTACTAGTCAAGTTAGTAGCGTTGGACTTACAGACAATGCAACGGGAATAAAAGTTACGGTTGTAGATTCTGAAATAAAAGCCGTTATGGATGCCTCGGCAAATGCTAGTGTATTGTCTACTTTCGGAGGTTAGTGTAAACACTATTTAGAATTAATCTAAATAAAATGTAAATAATTCAATTTTAATTAATAACTTTATATTATGTTACCAATTTATAAGCTTACAATTAACGACAATGACGAGACGGGCGTAGACTATAACGCGTTCGTTGACACACCAGCCCACCTAAAAGCCTTTATTGCTTTTGATAAAGCTATGCCTTACAAGTTTAAAGAAGAGCAAAGGATTGTAACGGGTGTAATGATGAGCGCAAATACTTTGATTTACAGAAACAGTCCTGACATTGGAGAGCATCAAGTTTTCTTTGACGTTCCTACTATTAAACAAATAGTTCTTAAGTTTTTTAAGAACAGTTTTGGGAACAATGTGAATAAAATGCACAATGAAAACGATAAAGTAAACGGTGCTATAATGTTAGAAAGTTTCTTTATTGATTCAAAGCGTGGAATTAATGCACCTATTGAATTTAGTAAACAAAATCTACAAGACGGTACTTGGATAGCGTCTTACAAGGTAGAAAATGACCAACTATGGAACGAGGTGAAAAGTGGAAAGTTTCAAGGTTTTAGTGTTGAAGGAATCTTTGACAGAATACAAGTAAATATAAAAACAAATAATAAACAAAAGATGAACAAAAAAGAAGTAAGTGGAAAGTCACTTTTCAATTTGATCTTTGGAAAAAGCAAGTTTGAAAATGTGCCAGTTACAGAAGAAACAGTTTCATCATTTGCGGAGGTTACATCAATAGACGGCACGGTGCTGACTTATGAGGGTGAGCTAGCAATTGATGCGCCTATCTTCGTAATTGATGAGAATGGCGATAAGTTGCCAGCACCTGCAGCAGACTATCAATGTGATATTGACGGTAAAACAGTTGTAATTTCAGTTAACGAAAGCGGTTTAATTTCTGCTGTTGAAGACGTTATTGTTGAAGAAGCTGAAATGAGTTCAGACCTTAAAGAAGAAATCTTATCAGAAGTTGCTGAAGTAATGAAAAGCACTTTAGAAGCTACGTTTGCTAAGATTGAAGAATTAACAGCTGAAATCAAAAAGATTAAAGAAGTAAAAGAAAGTAAGTTTCAAAGTGAAGCTAAAACGGGAGTTAAAGAAGTTGCTAAATTAACAGCAAACGAAATCCTAAAAAATATTAAAAACTAAATTTAAAATTAAATAAAATGCAAAAAATAGGAAAACTAGGGAAAGCCCTAAAAGAAAGATTTGATTACGATGTAGCTGGATTACCAGCATGGACTGACAACACAATGCCTGTAGTAATTACAGACTTGATTAATAACTCTGAATTTTTAAGCTCTTTGACTTTAGAGTCAGATGTTAAAGGAACGAAAGAGATTGCTTTATTAAATTCAGATGTAGCGCTTCAAGCGAAAGTTGCTTGTACTCCTTCGCCAGACGGTTCTGTTATCTTTACAAAAGCTGACCTTACAACTGTACCTTTGTACATGGGTATCGAATTTTGTAATGAAGATTTGAACGGTAAAATGACTCAAATCTTAAACAAGTTAGGATTGAAAATGCAAGACGGTCAATTACCTGCAGACTTAGAAACTGTTTTAGGTGCTTACCTTGGTAAATTGTTACAACGTAAAGCGCAGTTAGTTGTTGTTTCTGGTGACACTACTTCAATCGACCCTGAACTAGTTTTAATGAATGGTTTACGTCACATCTTAGTTAACAATGCAGACGTATTAACTTATGACGCACCTGATGCTACTATGACAACTACAAATGCTTACGACCAATTTTTAGGAGTACATGATAAAATCCCTACTGAATTATTTGATAACGAAATGACTATCAAATTGTATACGGGACGTACTGAAGCGAGAAAAGCAATTACTGCTTGGAATACGGCTAATCAATATGACAGAGTTGACGTTGTAAATACTAAATCTAGTGTTTCTTTTATCCTTCCTGGTACAAACGTTGAAGTAGTTACTTTGCCTGAGTTAGATGGTAAATCTGAAATTTACGCTATTCCTTTAGATTTGACTTTCTTAGGTGTTGACTCTTTAGATGACATGAATTTTGAAGTTAAGTATGACGCTTATAACGATAAATTAAAAGCTGAAGCTTCTTTCAGATTAGGAACTCAAATTGTTTGGGGTCAATACTTTGTTAGACTTCATTTGTTAAACTCTTAATATTAAATAATTATGTGTGAAATCCTAGAAGGAAAGAACGCAGTATGTGATAGCGTGGGTGGTGTAAAAGCCATCTACGCTTGGAATACTGCAGAC